ATACAACTGCTTTGGCAATACTTTGGTCGGTTACAATCAAATAACCAAGACAGAAGAATATAACCAGATAGATGTATTGTGCTGTCATCGTCTTAATGTTTTAAGATACTCAAGCACTGTAGCACGAACTTCTAGGAGTTCATTATAACATTTCTGATTATGAGCACATTGGCGTAGTTCACTATCAGGTTTATGCACGGATTCAATAAACAAGTCAAGTCCACGATTCCATTTTACATCTTTGGATTCATTGTCAGGTACTGGATTTTGGTCTTTCATCTGGAATAATTTTCAGAGGACAAGAAGGAACGTGTTGACTGATAACTTGAATTACTTCTATCTTTTGTTGATAAGAAAGACCAATCACATTTCCAATACGATTGACAATTCTAAAAGCATCAGAACAACTGATTACAGTTGTAGCAAGTAACTCAACCATAATACTCTCCAATTAATATCTATTTAATAACATTCCAGTGAGGATCATTTTCTTTATTCAACCAAAAGCAGTAGCGACGATTGATAGAAACCACAAAGAACTGACTGTCAGTTTCTTGCTCAACTTCCATAGCGTGTAGAGAATCCATTTGATTTGCAAAACGATTCTTAGCTTTGCTGCTCTTGGGTGCAACGTTGATGAGATGTTTTTTGGTCTTCAGCATTTTTTTTAAAGTGTTTTAAAGGAACTTAAAGCTTTTCTTATCAACCCCAACAAAGGTAGTCTAGTGAGGATTTATGAGGTTGTCAAGTTATCAGGAATACACAAAGTCATTTAGTCTCAGGTACTCGATATAGAGTTGTTCTTCCATCTGTCTTGCTTCAATCTCCCAAGGTTGATCTTCATAGTCTGTCTCCGTGTAGTCTATGCCCCTCCAAAGGCGTTTACCGTGCTTATCCTTAAGATTACCCATAACGTGCTGATAAACGTGCCAGAGTTCGTGGAAGAGGGTCTGTAGGTAATGATCAGAGTTCATACGATTGTGTAGTTCAATCTCAAACTCTCTTGGACGCCAGTTGCAATCCATCACAGTACACCACCCATAAACACCTTCACGCAGCAATCCACGATGATTTACGGTAATCTCAAGTTTGTGCTTTGGAAGATACTTTGTGATGAACCATTCCACAGCATCAGTACACCGATGCTTGCTATAGTTGTACCCGCTGGTGTATAATGAAAGCATTAAAACAGTGCGTTAATGGTCAGTTCAGATATTTTAGCAGCCCAGTGACTGAACCACAGGAAACTGGTGACAAAAAGAATTCTGTCCAGTGTGGAGTACCTCATCGGTTTCGTGTGTCTCCACCTACTATAAGACCTCCCAGTGGTGTTCTGGAAGGTCTGTGTGCCAGTTTTTGAAGTGTCTACTAAGGTTTATCAGGCCAAGTTACACTATCAGGAAAACTATCTTGAAGTGTAATGTCCCTAAGTTCTTGTCTATAAGTTTTCCAATCATCACTCATAGTAACATCAGAACCTGCCATCCAATCTGTTTCTGCAAGTAAACGGTTGCGTTGCTCACGAATTTCTGATGCTTTTCTATCAGATTCTCCAGCAGCCCATTCTGCTTCTCTCGCGTCCCATTCTGCTTCTTCTTCAGGAGTAAATGGAATATTTCCTTGTGGTGTTGCGTGATATCTAGTCATTTTTATATCTCCTTATGAATTCTTAATACCATACATATCAATCTTTCCTGTGACTACATTACTACTACTCCAGAAAAATCTTACTCCAGTAACTGCAGTAGTATAAGCATAAACATGAGACCACGATAATAATACCGTGTTATTTGCCCAAGATGCAGATCCATAAAGAAAACCTTCACCATAAGCATGTTTATATGCAGTTGTATCTGAAGGATTACTTACATAATAAATAAAGTTTAATCCACCTCTTGAAAAGACGTTAGAAGTTCCTGAATTTGCATTTTCATTACTTGTATAAAGCTCATCAGCACTTCCTACATTATGAACAGAAGCGAGAGCATTAGTACTATAAACAGATAAATTTTGAGAACCATACCCAGATGTGCCTGGAGTCCACGTCGATCCGTCATAATAACGCATACGCATATGCACGGCATCTGTATTAGGAACTAAATTTTTACCGACAAATACGTAGGTATCATATGTACTATCAATATTTGAAGTAAAATCTATGGTGGCAGAGTTACTAGCAGTTACGCTAGAAATATAAGTCCAAGCACCACTAGCTGGTTGTGACCAATAAATTCCAGATCCACTAGAAGTTAAAACCGAACTTGCAGAACCCACTGTTCCCGATGCACTAATAGCATTAGCTGTAACAGTTCCTACAGTAATATTTGGTGTTCCCGTTAATCCTTGAGATACTGTGGAAATACCTGCAGTCGTTGCATATCCTGCAGTTGTTGCTGTAAGTGCAGTCGTTGCTGTAAGTGCAGTCGTTGCTGTAGTTGCTGTTCCAGTAATATCACCACTAAAACTTGTAGCAGTTACAATACCAGTTATGATAATATTTCCCTGAGCGTCAACATTTAGACGATTTGAACTTCCTATTGAAATATTGACTGCATCATTTTCAAAGTTAAGACCTGAATTTGGGGTTGCTCCAGAAATAGCTGGAGAACCTGCTGTTCCAGCAACTCCAGAAATACCTGATGAACCGCTAATGACTACTGGCATAATTCTTTACCTCCTTATACGATTATCCATGAAGAACCATCAGGAATAGTAACCGTTACACCTGCTCCAACCGTTATGGGACCAGCAGACATCGCATTTTTTCCTGGAGTGATTGTATAACTAAAGTTTACTGTTTGTCCATTTTCATAGAAAACATTATCAGTACCACCACCAACTGCACCACTTGTTAAAATACCTACAGTTTGTGCTTTATACCCAATCGCTTCAATCTCATCACCAATCTGACCTGCTGGACTTAAATCAAATGAAACTCCATTTGTTGCAGTAAAATCAACTGTAGATAGAAGTTTTACACCATTCTTATAAACATCAAGATATCCTACAGTATATCCATTTGCAAAGTTAAATGTGGTTTGAACACCGATTGGATTATAGACTTGCCTATAATAAACATTTCCACCAGATGTCGTGAACCCAACCGCAAAAGAACTTCCAATTAAAGTCGCAAAGAAATCCAACCCAGATGCTGGTGGAGTCGTAAAAATAATATCACTTCCAGATATAATGTAATCTTGGTTTGGGTTTTGAATAACACCACCAAGACTTACAATTAGTTGTTCTGGAGTTAATACTGTTACAGAATTTCCACTAATTGTAATTGGAAAAGATGCTTGTGAACCATCAAAAGATCCAGAAATATCATCTATTTCTCTTACAGTATTTGATGCAGCAGCTGCAGTATAACTTATCCATACTGTACCATTCCACTGGTAAGAAAACCCAGATGTAGAATCTGTATATATTTCGTTAAGTACAGGACTATCTGGAAAATTAAGTGCCACTTATCTTAATGTCTCTTTTGAATATTTAGGTAGTTTCGGTATCTACTGGATTCTCTAGAGAGTCCCAAGTTAGAGTTTCTTCATTCCAAACATAATTTTCACCAGGAATTGGAGTTGGTGCATCCCATTCTAAAGTATCCTCATTTAAAATCCAAGAAGGAAAGGGTTTTTTGTAAATGAAAGCATTTCTACTATGATCATAGGTATCACCAATTCTAGCAACTCTTTGTTTATTTGCAATAACCCAGCGAGTATCTTGTCCTAAAAGAGATTTAATTCTTTCTACCCCAAGTTCTTCACTCAAATTACCATTATCATCTAAAATATCATCATCAGATATAACTACAATATCGATAATTACATTATTTTCATTTAATTGAGCAAATCCTGCCATTTTTTATTTCCTCCTTATGGTAGTGTGAGAGTTCCAGTACTTGTAAATCTATAAGTTCTATATCCAGGAGTTGATGGAGAAATATCAGTTGCACCAGGATATGCTGTTGGTGATGCTGCTGCAAAAGCATCAGGATATTTAATAATAACAACTCCATCTTGTCCACTGGTATAACATAGAAAATAAGCTCCCCCATGCCCCCATCCTTGATTTGGGCAGCAAGTATCTCTACATAGAGCAGAACTATAACACACAAAACACAGATTTCCTGCGGCTACACCCCCAAGACCATAAACTTTTTCTGTTCCTTCAATACTAGATACAAAACCATTATAAATTGGATAGCAGAAAGCTAACGTGCCAGGAGAAGGACATGCTGGAGGAATATACATACCACCAATTTGTCCCCCTGCTCCACCAGATCCCCCAGAAAAAGTAGGACCACCAGGATTGACAAAAGTAGATCCTGGAAATCCACCCTTAAATCCATATTGAGTCTTTAAAAAGTCCTGGCAAGCCATGTCATATGATACTTGATTACATGGCGAACCAAATGTACATCGACAAATAACGTTTTTAGTTATACACATAATCGAACTTGGTGTTCCAACATAATATGCACCTTCACCACCTAATCCGCAGGATCCTCCATATGATGGTCCCATACCACCACCTCCACCAGTTCCTCCAGGTAAACCTGGACAAGAACCCACACAACGTCCACCTCCGCCGCCACCTAAAACATGAAATCTTTGTCCAGTTGGGTCTAGTACTGAAGAAGATCCTCCATTAGAACCTGGAGTTCCCGGTGAACCTGGAGTTCCACAAGCTCCACCTTGACCTACAGTGACTGTAAGCGTAGTTCCTGGTTGAACTGGATAAGAATTTACATATTCTATCGCACCGCCTCCGCCAGCCCAACTATAAGGAGGTCCATCAGAACCACTACCCTTTCCACCACCACCAGAAACAAGTAGCATTTCTAGAGGAATGCCTGGAGTACCTCCACCACCACCAGATCCACTAGGGAAAAATTGACTCAGTGTTGTCATTTAGAAAATCCTCCAACCGCCATTTGTGTCCGTATAAACAAATCTGAGAGTAGCATATGCCTTATCTACTGTTAAATTCTCCGCAAATCCCATAATATTACTTCCATTTCTACCTATGATAGTATCAGTGAAGGTTCCAGCAATCGCTACTCCAACTTCCCATCCAGATGATGGAGATGATGGCAAAGTAATTGTAAGTCCTGCTTGAGTGCCAACACCAATTATCGTACAAAGTTCGCGATTCACTAATGTCTTATTTATAGAAGTTGTTGAAATTGAGTTATATGCAGAATTTTCAACAATCAAATTGCTTGTTGATGTAATACCAGAAACTGTAATTGATGATGTTGTTGTTGCACCACCAATACTAGCACTCGCTGCTGTTACTGACCCGCCAATACTAGCATTTGATGCTGTTACAATACCACTAACACTTAGACCTATTGCAGTAATAATTCCTGAAGAACTAATATTTGATACTGTTAAAATACCTGAGGAAACAACATTTCCTAAAGTTGTAGTTCCATCAGATCCCAAACCAATATTTACTGTAGGTGAAGATGGATTTTGTATATTATAGGTTTTTAAACTAGACACGATTTTTTTACTGTCTTTTATTTATTTATGGTTTGACAGGCCAAGTTACATTATGAGGAAATCCATTCTGAAGTGTAATATCACGAAGTGCTTGACGATAATCTTTAAATGCTGCCGATAGATTTGTACCAGTTTCTTTTGCTTTAATTACAACCCAATCAGTTTCTTGAAGTAACTTATCTCTTTGTGTTCTTACACCTTCCGATGCTCTATTGTCAATACCTGCTTTATATTCTGCCTCTTGCTCTACTGCTGTTTTATCTTCAGTGTCAGTAAAAACGGGACCTACAACATACTTAGTAAACCACTTACCATTTATTTCTTCAATACCCTGCCTTACTGAAATCTCATAAGGTGGTGTAGTTGTTGCTTGTGGTCCTTCAAGAATCGCATCAACACCAAATGAATCTAAAATATCAAGAGTTAATGGTTTAGGAAATGATGTGTTCTTATAAAGAGCACGAAACTCACTTTCAGTAATAACTTGTCCGGTTTCTCTAACTCTGAGTTCCATTTCTTATTCTTATGCGTTTGAATATTTATGCTATAGCGAGGAAAATGTAAGAACCACCATCAGCATTAAGTGCTGCAGGCGCAGATGAGGATATCTGGAAGCCAGAACTCAGCGGGTCGATATAGTCGGTATTGGTGACTTCAGCAGCGGTGCTATTGAGTAACAAATAGGGATCGTCACCACTAACAATGCCGCGAGCGGTGTCCCAGACGTACCAATCTCCCACAGAAGATGGAGGAGTGCTTGCGAGCGTTACTACCGGGTCTAATCTTTTAATTAGAACAAATCGAGCCCCTGAAGTAAATCCACAGTCTATATCTTGTGTTGTCCCTGTACCTGTATACATTCCTACCTTAGAAACTCCAGGCAGGCTTCCAAATAGATATGCAATATAATTTTGTCCGTTGGTGTCTGTATTATACGGTTGATATCCAGCAAATTGAAATGTAGTAACAACGAAACTTGTAGAAGATAGTGAAAATGTTAAGTCACTAAACGCACTATTTCCATTATTAAGATTTAATGTATAATGATTATTACCAGTCACTAAAGGGGACACTTGCACTATCCAAACACCAGAACTTCGATTCTTAATTATTATTAGATCAACAGGAGCAGATAGATTATGATTAATGTATCGAGCCTGACCAGTTGATGTTGCTGAACCAGTCCAAGCCACCACGTCGAAGAAGCCGGGGGCGCGGCGGAAGGAATTAACAACATACGGGGTACCAATAGTTGTATTGTTATACAAACCGGGGCCAGGAATATAAGCGTATTCATTATTGTCAAATTTCCAAAAACCTCCGAATGTACCTTCTGCTGAACTCTCTGCAGTTGTTTGAGTTGTTACCATGTATTTGTCTGCTCCTTGCAAACGTGATGCTGCATGGAAACTATTGCTATCAGTCCGGCGTGGACGATGAAAAATTAAATCAGCAAGAACACCAGATTGGCTATTCAGAGTTGGACCTGGAGAGGTAGATGAAGGTTCATTGGAAGCAGCAGTAACTCCAAACACCTCCGTCGCATCTTCGGGCGTCTTCATCGGCCCACGGCGGATGGCGATGTAGATGTAAGTGGCACTACTCGATGTGTACTGAAATCCCGTATTAGTCAGCGAGAACCAAGTCGTATTTTCACTGATTGACAGGTTTGGGGATAGATTTAAGGAGTCGGTTCCTACAAGGAAACCGCGCATGTTGTCTACCAGAAACCAGTTGCTCGTGGAATCAGTTCGCTTTGCAAGCAAGAACTGGGGCTCCCAGCCAAGATCAACACTGATATTGGCACCGGTAAAACTCCCACACTTAATCACACTTTCCGTGCCATCATCGCCAAACCCGCCAGCGTCGTGAGCGAATAGGTAGGCGACGTAGGTGCCGCCGGAGTCGTTGACATTCTCCCCGCTGCCACCTAATGAAAACACAGCAGAGGTGGGTGCTGTTGAGTCCCATCTACCACTAGGGCCAATTTCTGGTTGGGTATCGTTTAGAAATAAATGGAAAGTTTCACCGAGCGCTTTATGATATACCTGCCAGTCGGAAACACTGTCCGTCCGTTTGACAATAATGCAACCCGGCACACTGCCAAGGTTGTGCGATACCGTTCGCCCAGCAGTACCATCCCCCGTATAAGTCACAATGTCAAAGAACTTCTCCGCCTTGCGGAAGGTCCAGGAGGCGTAGGTTCTTGTGGATTCGTTCACATCTTGACTATCCGTTCCAATCGTGTAGCCATTTGAATTGAACGTGTATGAATAGGAGTATCCGTTGCCATCTGTATTGTTTGTGCGGAGATGAGTATTCCCGCCCCGCACTGTGTCAACCAAGATGTGGCTGCTACTGATGCTTCGTATCTTTGTCCAAACCAACCCCCCTTCACCCGCCAGATCAATCTCATTCGTGATTGTCTGCGTGCTGCTGTTGCCTGTGTAGAGATAAGTGCTAAAAACGTCTTCGATATAAAGATTTTCACCTGCAGCACCTGCAGCACCCATCATTAATGATTTTGCTAACTTACTCATAATACTTAGTTCGTATAATCAACAAGTGATGAACCTCTCCAACGGGTTCCACCGTCGTCCGTAACAAAAATAAATAGATGTGTCTTACCCGTTGTTAATGTTGGTGCAGTATCTGCAGGCCATTTAACTTCTGTCGGCCAAGTTATTGTTCCACTTGTATGTGTAAGTTCTAAAGTAAAACTATATGCTCCACTGGAAGGAACATTAGAGAATGTAAATGTACTTACACCTGCAATAGTTTTCGTAAAGTAGTTTGCGGTAGAGCAATCAACATCAAGTGCTCCCATCGCAGTGATATTTTCTACATAATAACCAGTCAGACTAAGTGCAGTTCCAACCGTTGTAAGTCCAACAACAATACTAGGAGTTCCTGTTAATCCTTGAGATACTGTAGATATTCCTGCAGTTGTTGCATAACCAGCAGTAGTTGCTTCAGTTGATATTCCAGCAGTTGTTGCATAACCAGCGGTTCCTGCAGTTGTTGCTGTTCCATCTAAATTTCCAACGAAACTTGATGCAGTTACAACACCTACATTAAGATTATTAACTGGCGAAATACTTGTTACAAAACCCGCTAAGTTAGAAGCCTTGGAAGCCATTACTTATCTCTTTTTTGATTATTTAGGTTGACGCAATACCTACTGGTTCTGGATGAACCATGTCCCATGCGCCATCAACCGTGTTCCATTCATATTCATTTTTACCATCTGGTTTTGGAATATCAACTTCAATCCAAGATAAAGTTTCTTCATTCCATTCATGAGTAACTGGTCTTATAACTATTCTATCTGGTCGTGGGGTTGGTGGTTCCCACTCAAAAGTTTCTGTGTTTAGTGACCAAGAAGGAAAAGGTTTTGGTAAAAGAAACCTATCAAACTCAGCATTATAAATCATTTTTGGACTTGCAGTTCTAAATCTTTTTGGTGGAGGTGAACTAAACCAAGTCTGGACCCATTTAGTATCTTCACCAAAAAGTTCTTTACATCTTTTAATACCAAGTTCTTCACTTTCATTACCATTTTTGTCTAAAATTTCATCATTAGAAATTTTAAAAACTCCAATTACTTCATTATCATCGTTTAATTGGGCAAAACTAGCCATTTCTTATTTCCTCCTTATGGTAAGGTAATAGAACCTGAAGATGTAAAGCAATAAGTATAATATCCAGGAGTTTGTGGAGAAATATCAGTACCTCCAGGGAATCCTGTTGGCGGTGCTGCTCCAACAGAAGAAGGCCATTTAATGATAAGTGCTCCGGCACACCCCGAAGTTCCACTAAAACTTCCAGTGGCACCATTACCTCTTGTCCCTATAGTTTCTCCGTATCCAACACTATTTCCGGTTATAGAACTATAAATGTAACCGGAATCAATTTGTTGTCCTCTGGTAATGCAATTAGTTGGACCATATGGAACGTATACACAATATGCTATGGGATTTCCACCAGTCCTTCCCCCACATCCACCACAATAAGCGCAAGCTGGAAGATTAGACGAACAAAACAACACTGCAGGAGATCCTGGAAATCCGGACATACATCCCCAAGGACAAGTAATAGGTTCAGGTGTGCCATATAATAAAGTATTATAAAAATCTAGACGTACTGTTCCTTGAGCTGGACCAGAAACTATATTTCCAGATACACTTTGAGTTAGGACTCTAGAATTTACACATTTTGTAAAATATAATCCCTGACCAATCTGACCACTAGGCGAACCCGCACCACCACCAGAACCGCCGGGAAGTCCTGCACGGCAATATGGAGAACAATATGGCGAAGTACCACCACCACCACCACCGCCACCTTCTACCCTAATAGGGCATAGTGGATTGTTGAAAGAAGTATGTGTACCATTCGAACCTTGAGTACCAAGACCTCCACCACTACCACCGCCGCCAATTGTAATTGGATAAGTTGTTCCTGGATTTAAGTAATAGTTTATTGCATTAAAATAACCACCGTCGCCACCTGGCCCACCGCCACTAGCTCTACAATTAGGTTGGCAGCAACCACCACCACCGCCGCCGCCTCCTGCCATACCAACGATTTCTACAGGAATAGTTCCTCCACCAATATTAGTACCACCACCGCCACCAGAAGTAGATCCACTAGGGAAAAATTGACTTGCTACTGACATTTAGAAAAACCTCCAACCAACGTTTGAATCTACGTATACAAATTGAAAAGATAGATATCCCCTATCCATCGTCATATCTTCAGAAAGACCCATAATATTACTACCATTTCTGCCAATAACAGTATCAGTAAATGTGCCACCTACAGCAACCCCGACTTCCCATCCAGGTTGTGGAGTTGCTGGTAAAGTTACTGCAATTCCTGCTACTGTTCCAGCAATAGAAGTAACAACAGTACAATACTCTCGGTTCACAAGAGTTTTACTTACAGATGTTGTAGTTATTGCAACATAAGCAACACCACCAAGACCAGTAACAGTTGTAACTCCAACATCAATATTTGGAGTTCCAATAAGACCTTCTGCAACAGTTGCAGTAGTTGCAGTAGTTGCAGTAGTTGCTGTTCCAGTAATATCACCACTAAAACTTGTAGCAGTTACAATACCAGCAATATTAACATTGCCAGAAAAATCCGAAGACACTAAAGTATCTCCGGAATCTGGAAGTTTTAATGTATTATTATTAGCAACTGATTGAGGAGCAAGTTCAACATAACCACTTGTTTCTCCAGTAAGCCTTAGTTTGGACATTATGTTTGTTTAAATCTCCTATGTCTTATTTATAAAAAAGAACACGAGGGTCATTATTGCATAGAATTTCCATGTTAATTGAAATTCTATATTCGGAATCTTTCAAATAATTGATACGATGACTTAAATAATTTGGAAAGATAACAAGGTCATATCTATTTGGACGATACGAAAATGTTTTATCGTCCATAAAAAACTGAATAGAACCGTTTTCAATCGTTGCAGAATCTGGAACATTAAGATAATATACTGAGTTAATGGTTGAAGTGTTTATATGATTATGAATCATTCCTGGTCCATGATCAATATCATTACTACTATAAGACCAACACATACTTGAATTATTTGGAAGTATATCCAATCCTCCAAAGAAATTATAAGTAACTTCAAAAAACTTTGAGTATAACTCTGCAAAAAAAGAAGTAGGATCGTAGTCAATTTTAAAACTACCACCTACTCCATGATGATTCCTCTTTTTATTTTCAAGAACTATCCCCATCAGGTCTGTCCTTGTTTGGTTGTCTATAGTTAAAAAATTATCCCAAATAAAGATGGGAAAATCTGAATTTACTTTTTTAAACATATTAGTCAATTACTTCTCTATAGAAAATATCATAATACCATTTATATTCATTTATAATCATATCAGATATGTCTGGTCTCAAGTTTGAAAAATTTTCTACGTATCTTTCAACTTTTGGTTTTATTTTATGGCAACCATAAGGTTGATATGGGTTATCATTATAAGGTTCTTGTTCTATCTCATCAAAATTATGTTTATAGACTGGCAATTCTAAGAACTCATATATTTTTCCAATCTCTTCAACAGGATCTTCTAAAAGTTTTTCGTACTTACAAATAAAAATTCTATCCTTATATCTTTTAGGAATATCTATAATTTCCTTAAGAGAAATAAGTCCGTCTTTCAGATAACCAAAGTTTAAAATATTATTGACTCTTTGCAGCTGCAAATCAAAATTCAACTGATTATAAAAACTATTTCTATCGATGAATAGTGAATTGTTGTGAATTTTTTCAAAAGAGTTTACAATACCTCTCAAATCTCTAATATTAATAATTATTTTTATATCTGGAAATACGTTAAAAAAATAATCTAAATCTTTTAGCCAGTGTCTCGACTTATCCAAAAATATCTTGCCTTCAGGCATTATATTAGAAATCCAAGCATCAGATCCTTTGCGACAAAATTCATAAAAACATTCTGAAGCAACTTCATGTGGTAACTGAAAATGGTGTATATTATCAATCATAAATTGCTTATTATGATTCAATAAATTTCCAAGTTCAGAATCATCTCCCAGATGAAACTTTTGATTTTGCCCCAAAATAGACATCAAAAGAGTGGATCCACTTCTTGGAAGACTAGTTAATGGAAGTAAAGTCATTAGTATATTTTTACCTCTTGATATTCTGATTGAGTTTCTATGTTTATTTGTTTTTTGACTGCCGCTCTTTTATCGTTTGTAGTATAAACCTGTCTTGCAAGATCTATAAACTCATCATCAAATCTCCATAAGTTTTCAAGTTCACGAAGACGATCTTCAATATTCCATAGATTTCGATTTACTGCCAATAAATCGCTTAGATATTCTTGTTTATAAACTCCCATATCTTTGGCAATTTTAATCAAGTCATTAAGTTCTTTATGAACATACTGGTTGTCAGTATGTTCAGATTTAATTTGGAGAATTGTGATTTTATCAAGCAATTCTCCAACAGAAATTGGAACCAGAGGTAGATTCATCAACTAAATCCCTTATTTTCTTTTTTCTCTTCTTTTACTTCAGTTGTTTTGGTTTCTACTTTTCCTGTTCTGGAAATACGTTTTACAATTTCTTTGTAAGCCGTGTTAATCTCATCATCGGTAAAAGCGTTTCTTTCTTCATTCAGTTTCTCAGTCAACATAGAGTTGATGTTAGAAACTCTCATAGGACCAGGATAATACTTAACACCTTCACGCTTAATAATATGGAAGGTATCTGGATATGACATATTTACTTCATGAGTTCCTGCAATCACAACAGAAGCAGGAGTTCCAACTGCTTTTGCCATATGCTGACCACAACTATCACAACCAATAAAGTAATCTGCTTCTTGAATGATAGCAGCCCAAGTACGAAGATCGGGGTCAGGGCGTAGTGCTACTAAACCTTCTTCTTGACACCAATCATTCATCGTAATAACGATGTAGTCTTTAGTCAACTTTTCACAAAGTTTATTTACCATATAATGGGTAATTGACCTCATACTTTTATCATAGATGCCCATCTCAGTTGCTTGAGATGTGCTTCCATAAGGTTGAAATACAATTACTTTTTTATTGCTTTCCTTTTTAACACTCTTAATAATTTCCTTAGCACGAATAATCTCATCGAGACTCAACTTAAGAGTTAAATCAGGAAGATCGCTATGGTCATCAGTATTATTAATTAGTTTATCAAATGCTTCTCGCATAGAAATTTCATTACGATAGAATGCGGGAAGTTTATATGGCTCAGGGGCAATAACCTTATCTGCATCCCAATAATAGTTCTCAAACATTCCTTTAGTCTCTGGATTGAATGTTCTTGCCTGAAGTTCTGGAATACCCCAAGTCATAATATCCCAAGCAGGAATCATAACATACCAATCTTCTTCTGGATGAAGTTTTCCATACTTGAGAAGTGCAGGAATTGCTGCAATAATACGACCCAATCCACCATCGATGTTAATAATAGTTTTCATTACTTCCTTACAATAAAGTTTCCAATCACAAGATAATCGATGTCCATATTTTTAAAGGACTTTACTGCATCTTGTGGTGATTCGACAATAGGTTCACCATTATCATTGAATGATGTATTTAGAAGTACTGGGATACCAGATACTTCCTTGAATTTCTCAATCAAAGTGTTCACTTGTGTATTCATTTTAGCATTTACTGTTTGAATACGGCAAGTGTTATCTTTGTGAGTAATTGCCCCAATTTCGCCTCTTTTGTCTTCTTTGACTGTAAGAGAGTATAGCATGTAGGGAGAATTGAAATCTTCTTCAAAGTATTCATTTAAATGCTCCTCAAGAATAATACCTGCAAATGGTCTCCAATATTCACGATGCTTAACTCTTTCATTCACAATATCCTTATTTTCAGCAGGACCAGGATGCATTAGAAGTGAACGAGATCCAAGTGCTCTGGGACCAAACTCAGAACGATTTTGGAACCATCCAATAATTTTATTGTCATTCAACTGTAAAGCAGTGAACTCACAAAGTTCATCAAAGTTATCATACTTTTCGTAGTTAACTTGATTATCTTTCAGAGCATATTCAATTTCTTCTTCAGTATATTCTCTACCCAAAAGAGCAATATTATCTGGAAGTTTGATGGTTTCGCCATTTTTAAACTGAGCAAAGCAAGCAGCACCAAAGTGCAAACCGACATCATTGGGGCAAGGAGGAACGTGAATTCCTTTAAACAATCCACTCTGCTTCAGAACACTATTACCAAGAACATTCAAGAAAGATCCGCCAGAGAGACAAATGTTATCTTCAAGATAAGAATTATCTTTAAGTTCAGTTACATAATCCAATAGAGCAAGTTCAAAATTCTTTTGAAGAATATATGCCTTTTCATCTGCATTTGTAAACTTAAATGCTTCAGCAGGATTTTCTGCAAAAGAAACATATGGGATATCATCATAACAAAGGTCTTTTGACATCCTGTAAAGTTTATGGCGTTCAGAAAAATCTAATGAGCATCCATATGCAGAAAGTCCCATGATTTTTCCATCCCAAGTTTCCCGATACTTTTCATCATATCCATCAATTTGTTTTTGAATTTTTTCACAATAGATGTGATGAGAAAGTCCATGGTAGAAACCACCAAAATTATTTGCTCCAGAAATACCATTAAAGAATCGGAAGATACCTTTATCTTTATTAAAGTAACCAATTGAATTGGTTTCTGCCATGTAGGTTCTAGAAAGATCTTGATTGAAAGTAAGAGAACCTGCACCATCAAGAGTTAGAAAAGAACCTTCATTGAAGTCAGAAGAAAAGACCGCTGCTGCCGCATGACTTAAGTGGTGAGATACAAGTTTGAGTTTTGCATTAGGAAAGATTCCTGAAATAATTTTTTGAATAGTCCCCTCATACCACTTCTTATAGAAGATACTGAGACACATGGAAGGAACACAAACAACATCAACATCTTCTGGAGAAATATTTCCAACATCCATACAATATCCAATTGATCTAATTGGAAAATTTCCATCATGCTTTAGACGAGATAATCTCTCTTCAGAAATGGAGCATACATGTTTACCCTTCACAAATAAAGTAGCACCAGCATCATGTACCCATGTAGTCTCTCCAAACTCGTTAAAAGATTTATCAGCTCTCCAATCAAAAGCTCCATAAAGCCCAAGTGTAATCATTTTTAACTCCTTTACAATTATTTCATATCACCAGCAAAATGTGCTCTATATCCATTTGCAAGAACATAATGAAAAAATACCTGATGATAGTATAGTCCTTCTTTTTCTTTTCGTCTACCATACCAGGTTCTTTCATACTCGGTTGGCATGGGGTCTCTCCAGTGAGGTCTTTCGCAACCTTTATAAACCATACCATCACCTGGATTGAGAGTTACAGAACGATTCTCACCCTTTTTAAGAATATTCATTTTTATGTTTGGATCATCATAAGTATCTGGAGTTTTAATCCAAATCGGCCAAGGTTGTTTAAGATTAGTACTAATATGAACAGTTACAGAAATCTCACAAGCATCTCTATCTGCATGTCTTGTTAGTTCTTGTCCTGGAAAATAGAACCTATCATAATAATAAGTATTTGCTAGTTCACTTCCAATAGCTTTTTCAAGTTTTTTACGAATTTGAGAGTGAGCATACTTATATGGAGGATAATAGTATCGGGCAAGTGATCCTTCTACTTGCATCTCAAGTGGTTCGTGATGAAACTTATTAAGTTTCCCAAAGTAGTTAATTTGTCCTCGAATTTCAGGAACCTCACAATAAAGGTCTTGAGGATCCCAAAGATTTTTAATTACCAGATATCCATTCTTCTCAAACTCTTCATTATTTGTTTTTGAAGAACCTGAATTAAATCTTTCTTGGAAATCAAGTTGTTGTTGCGTCATTCCTTCTGCCATAATCTACCTCACTTCCAACGTGGTCCAACTGTCCAACCAACAATACTCTTACGAACTCCTTTCTTAACAGGAAGAACACGATGCTGTGAACGAGAATCAAATAGAATTAGAGCTCCTCTTTGGCGAGGGGCAAAATAACTCTTACCACCTTCATCCATCAACTGAAAGTTACCTCCTTCATACTCATCGGGATCTGAAAGTTGCAGAGAGAATGAAAGTTTTCTAACCTTCTCACAGTTTTCATTCACAAAATCTTGAAGAATTTCTCCACCATGCCCACGATTTCCTGCTGATAGTGGTTTGTACTGTCCTGCTAATCCAGCATCATTATGCCACCCATAATATTCACCTTCTCCATACACGGTATATTGAAGTGCTTCCCCATCAATATTTGTCAAATCATAAAGAAAGTTTTCTCGATTAGCTCTACAAACATAGTGCCACAAAAATCCAGCGATCCAGTGATTGGTAGGAACCCAGGCATTTTTAGCATTTCTTTTGTCCGTATCAAGAACTCCACCATCTCCACCACCACCAACTCTAGATTCGTGAAGTTGTGGGTCGAATTGTTCAGTAAGATCTCTCTCAATAATATCTACAATCTCTTTTGGAATATTGGTAAAATACCAAATACTTTGATATGCCATTCAAGTTATGATGTACTCAACAGTATTATATATGAGAGATCTTAAAGCGTCAATTTTCAGAGAAGTATGTTAATAGTTCTTGCGCTCTTCCAGTACCAATTACACCGACAGATTCAAGTAAATCTAATTCTTCCAGAAATTCTGTTCCATCAACTCTTTGTGGAAAATCTGCAGATACCGTATTGATAGCTGAAGATTGTTCTGGAGTTGCATTTTGTGGATTATCCCAAATTAACTTTTCTTGCAAAGTTAACTGCGCTCTAAATTGACTTACTGTAATATACTTTGGTTGAGGTTCAGGTTCTGGCGGTGTAGGAAGTGTTGATGGATCTGGCTCTGGATAAACAATATATCCATTTTCATCAACTGAACATCCTTTGGGAACAGGAACGTATCTATCACCTTCTAGATTTAATCCATGATTATCCGGAAGAGTGCATGTATCAGTATCTGGATCATAAACATAACCTAACATTAGATCATCACCAAAAGGACCTTTGAATAAAGGTAAGAATGTTTCATTAACTACACCATTTGGGTCATAATCAATAACTTCTTGAATTGTATTTTGGTTGTCTATACGAATCCATTTGGACATTAGTTTTACCTCCTTAGTTTACCAGTAAATTATAACAACACCTGGGGTTCCCGGTGTGTTTCCACCAGATCCACCAGCACAACCACCATAACCACCATTAGATTGAATAAATCCATCTACTGATGAACATCTTACAGTATGTCCACCTCCTCCTCCCAATAATCCACCATTTCCTGCCGGAAAACTATTTCCGCACGATCCAGCACACCATACTGATGGATTGGGGCTAAGTATTTGCAGTAAAGTTGATCCTCCCCCACCAGCACCAGTTCCTCCATTTTGACTCATACTTTGTGCTATCGATTTTAGACCAAAACTCAATCCACCTACACCACCAATATCCTCGACAGAAAACCAAGTATCATCTCTACAATCAGCTAATTTGAAATGATTTACTAATGCAACACATCCTGCCGGAGATGGTCCTGCAACACATGTGGTATAACTTACTCTTGCACCCATTCCAGCAACACTAACTGGACCAAGTAAGCAAGAAGTAGCAGATCCAGGCGAATCATAAGCACTAGATTTGCTACCTCCACCATGACATAAACCATATCCACCTATACCAGATCCTCCACCACCACTCATATTTTGATTGGGAACTGTCGTTAAAGTGAATGCGTGACAAACTACTGCAGAATCTATACCATTACCTCTTGGAGATCCAGCAGCTCCTCCTCCTTTAGAAGCAGCTGCAAATCCAGTTGCGTTCGGAAATGGATGAGTAGAACCTGCCAAAAAACAACAATAAGAACCACAACCACCAGTTCCACCAGAAGCGACAAAACAATAACTTCTTGGATGTAAAGGTCCCAAAGAAACTGAACCACTCCCACCAGCACCACCTGAAATACATCCACATCCTCCAGTATCACCACTCGGTGATGGAAGACTGCAACATACACAACATGCAGGATCTAGTGATGGAGAATTGCTTCCACCAGTAGCACTCATAGGTGATATTGGCGATTGAGTTGGAATAGTAACTGATGAAGTTCCACCATTACCACCAACGGTAACACATAAGATGTCCGACGAACTTACTTTATATCTTGTACGAGCATATCCTCCTCCACCACCAGATCCTGTGCAAAAAGTTCCATTACCACCTCCACCACCACCCCACACATGAACTTCTACTTCTGTTGTTCCTTGTGGTACTGTCCAAGATTCAACAGATGGTCCATAAAAAATTTGACGATTCCTTTTATTTCCAGGAGTTGATATAGTAAGTATTTGTTCTGCTGGAATAGAACTTGGAAAAAACTGAGAAAAATTTGACACTTAAATTACCTCCGATTACCAATAAATGATTACTACACCAGGAGTTCCCGGAATAGAAGTTGAAGTATAGCAACATTGATTTGAAGCATTAACACTTCCACTCCCACCAGCGCATCCAGCATATGTCGTATAGCATCCACAAGTTCCAGGAATAATTCCACCGCCTCCACCACCTAAAAGACCTGCAGGAAAGTTCTGCGTTCCACCACCACCATCTTGAGCATTAAAGGCAACTCTAACTGCTGCAACATTTGGACAAAATGAACCACACCCCAAATGAGAAACTGCACCATATCCAGGAATATCTTCAACATAAAACCAAGAATCAATATTTCTTACGTTTATATCTGTCGTATACCCATAAGAAACCTGACCAGGACTTACTGGATTAGTATATGCGCCAAATTTTCCTGCAGTTACATATGAGTGTGGATACCCAAACGATATCATACTTCTAAATACAGAGCAGTTGGGACAACTACCACCAAAATTTAGTGGATAACAACAACTTGATTCATTAACAACATTATCGTAATTAAATCCATTTCGGGTATCTGATGATCCACCATAAACTATATAAGCCTTACATCCATTATCAAGTCCATCTACAGCTAAAGTATATGCTGTACCAAGACCTATAGATCCACCTGCTCCATATATCACTGATGGACCAGGTTCATTTGTATTTTTCGACAATCCTCCATCACCACCATTACCTCTAGGAGATCCAGCAGCTCCTCCTCCTCCTCCACATCGACATACAGATGGAGCTGGTCCAGGAGTAGTAGGATAAGAAGATGCACCAACGCCATTTCCACCAGATGCTGTAAAACAATATGTAGTTGAATGGGTGGGTCCCAAAGAAACTGAACCACTTCCACCTACACCACCATCAACAGATCCACAAGGAGATCCGGGAACACAAGTAGCATTACCTCCACCAGTAGCACTTACTGGTGATGTTGGACTTTGAGTTGCAATAGTAACAGAGGAAGTTCCACCATTACCACCAACAGTAATACAAAGACAATCAGTGGACGTTACAGAATATCTAGCACGAGCATATCCTCCACCCCCTCCTGCGCCTGCTGCCCCACCAGATGAAGGAGGTGAAAAACATAATCTACACGAAGAACCTCCACCGCCCCACACATGAACTTCTACTTCTGTTGTTCCTTGTGGTACTGGCCAAAGTTCATTAGAAGGACCATACATAATCCTTCTATTAAGTTTTGTGCTTGTACTTTTAGAATTACTGAAAAACCTCTGCAAATTTTCCATTTTAACCTATCCTCCAACCAACTGTTGAATTAACATAAACAAAATCAACTTGACGATATGCAACATCAAGAGTTAAATCTTCTGCAAGAGACATTATATTACTTCCATTTCTACCAATAATAGTGTCTGTAAAATTGCCAACATTTACTGACACTTCCCATCCAGAAGAAGGACTGGCAGGTAATGTTATTGTTAATCCCGAAGTAACAACCTCACAAAACTCACGATTTACAAGAGTTTTGCTTATTGATGTTGTTGAAATAGCATTATATACAGAATTTTCTACAAAAAGACTGCTAGTGCTAGTAACTCCACTATTGTTTAATCCAGAAACAGTAGTTACACCAGATACATTTAAACTTGATGCATCTATATTAGATACAGTAGTTACACCAGATACATTTAAACCTGATGTATTTACATTAGTTACTGTTGCAACACCAGATACATTTAAACTTGATGCATCTATATTAGATACAGTAGTTACACCAGATACATTTAAACTTGATGCATCTATATTAGATACAGTAGTTACACCAGATACATTTAAACTTGATGCATCTATATTAGATACAGTAGTTACACCAGATACATTAATACCTTCAAATGTTACTGTTCCAGTAGGATTAAGTAGTTGAGCTTTTGTTTGACTCATTTTATTTTTAATTATCCTTGTAGTATTTAGATTAGTTAAAGTACTCAACAAGTTCTTGTGCTCTTCCAGTACCATCAACTCTTTGAGGAAAATCTGCTTTTATAGTTGTAATTGCATCTAACTGCTGAGAAGTTCCTGTAGTTTGATATGCCCTTCAAGTTATGCTATACTCAACGATATTATATATAAGAACTGCAAGAGTGTCAATCTGATGATAATATTAACTGGTTCGGATGGATTTATTGGTAAAAATTTCATATCGAAACTGAATGAACCAATCGTTAAAATAGAAAAAGAGAATGCATTTCGCTTTATAAGTGGATTTGATAGATGGGATGAAGTATCATTAATAATTCATCAGGGGGCAATATCATCAACGATAGAGAAGGACATTAGAATACTACATCACTATAATGTTGTATTTTCACTGTTTCTATTTGAAAAAGCAATTCATTATGGTATACCAGTAAAGTATGCATCATCTGCATCGGTGTATGGAAATCAAACAAAAAAGACAAAAGTAATCAACCCATTAAATTACTATGCAATAACCAAACTTCAAGTAGATTACTTTGTGCAAGATAACCTAGATAAGTTTTCCAATATTCAGGGGTTTAGATACTTTAACGTATATGGGAATGGTGAAGAGCATAAAGAAGACCAAGCAAGTCCAGTCTCAAAGTTTACAAAACAAATACGTGAAACTGGCAAACTAAAACTATTCAAAGGTTCTAATAAGTTTTTAAGAGATTTTATTTCTGTAGATGATATTGTAAATGTTGTTCTTTATAATCAGCAACCATCGGGAATTTATGATTTGGGAACTGGTACTCCAATTAGTTTTCAAGAAGTTGCGGAGTTGGTTGCAGAAAAAGAAAAAGGGGAAATCGAATATATCGACTTCCCCGAACACCTTAAAGGCAGATATCAAAACTATACTTGTGCTGATATGAAATGGATTGGTGATTATAAGTTTAAGTCGGTCAAAGAGTATCTCCTCGGATAACTCTAATACTATCACTCTCAAGGTGCTGAGTCGAAAACTCAAACAACTCAGTATCTTCAAGAGCAATCATTTGGTGACGAAGACCACGATGAACGTGGAATTTGTCACCTTTTTTTAGGAAACATATATTTGCAAGTTCTATATTATCATCTTCAGAGTATAGTAACTTTATAGATCCAGACTGAACATAAAAAGTTTCATCCTTGAGATTGTGATAATGCCAGGAGCATTTTTTCCCCTGTACAATATAAAGAATTTTGCCACAATATTCTTCATTATTGACAATCCATTTTTCATATCCCCATCCTTTGGGAACAAATCTAATAGAGTTTTCTGACATCTTCTTTAGTTAATACATAAGTTCCTTGATTGGAAACTGCTATCGCAGCTGCCTTATTTGCCAATTGAATGGCTTTTGGTATATTACCAAACTTCAGATACCCAAAAGTGAGCGCAGCGAGAAAAGTATCGCCTGCACCCACCACATCATAAACATTCACTTTTTCTCCTGGGTATAACACCCCATCATACTCAGCACCACTACTTCCACGAGTTATGATAACATTATCATATTCTTCAGTTAATTTTGAATATTCTAAGTCGTTGATTTTGATGAAACAATTATACTTTGGCAAAACTGTTTTTTTGGTATCAATAAAGACGGGACACTTAGACGAATAAACAATTTCAAATAACTTCGACGCGGTTATAAATCCTTTATCATAGTCACTTATAACAACAGCATCATACTTATCATCTGGAATATTATAAGGTATTGGATTTACTTTTTTCTCTTCATCCAATCTAAGAATCTGCTGATTTGTTTTTTCTTCAATATATCTAGTTTTTATTATCTTTTCTTCATTGGTTAGCATATAAACATCCAAATCAAATGCTTTTAGATTGTTATAAACATTCCATGCCATACCATGACGTATTTCAGTTCTTTTATACTCAAGAATGGGAACTGGTGCTTCAGGGTTTAATCTCTTTACTTCACCATAGATATAACGATCGGTACAACTATCCCCTATCAATAATACTTTGTACGATTTTTGTTGTTGAGTAGTCATTTATCCTATCATAGAATATGAGATTTGAAGAATAGTAAGAACCAATAACAGATTTATCTTTCCAATCACTTCCTACCACCATTATATCAGGTTTTATGGATTTTACTAAGTTTTCAAGTTCTTTATCAGTTCCAAAGAAACGAACTTCATCCACTGATTTCAAATTCATCAGCATAAAAGATCTTTCCTCTGCACTGTTTACTGGTCTTGATGAACCTTTCTTCTCTTTTACTCTGGCATCACTATCTATACCAACAATAAGATAGTCGCCCAAACTTTTCGCATAGTTTAATAGCATTAGATGTCCGCGATGCAAAACATCAAATGTTCCATTAACAAATACTTTTTTTGTACTTTTTTCTGTCATAATATATAATGTAACACTGATATGAAATTTTAAAATAATTATGGGTAGATATCAAACAAAACAATTTTTTGCCGAGCAGCAACAGCAACAGTACGATCCTAACGATTGGCCTACAGAATTTCCAAAATGTGTGATTGGGATTGATAGAGACGGAGTAATAAATGAGTGGAAAAGTATAATAAAAAGATACGAAGATGTAGAATTTATAAATGGATCTCTTCAAGCAATTAGAAATTTAAGACTTAGTGGATATAGAGTTGTCTTATTCTCTGACCAACCTAACATTAGTAGGGGTCTTTTGACAAGTGCTGAAGTTAGTAATGTCATGAACCACATGATGCAAATGTTTGGACAAAATGGAATCTTTAGTATTGATGGATTCTACTTCAATCAATCAGATAATCATCAGGATATATTTGCTAAGCCAAACATAGGAATGTTGAATAGAGCACAAAATGAATTGCAAGTAGAGTTTGATAAAGGATATTATGTTGGCGATACTATAGATGATATCAAGATGGCACTCAAAATAGGAGCCACTCCCGTTTTAGTGAGAACAGGAAAAGGTTTAGCAACAGAAGAAAAATATTTAAAGTCTTTTAATCCAAAATATAAGGATGTCAAAATATTTGACACCCTTTTTGATTTTGCAAATACTTTACTCTAAAACCTCTGGGTCTATAGATTTTTCTCTATTCTCAACCTTTATCAGTTTTTTAAGTTCTGGTAGATATAGATATTCTAATTCACTTTCACGAAGAGTGTGAATTGCATCCTCTAAAGTTTCTACAAGTGGGTCTCCTGCAAGATTAAAACTTGTATTAAACAATACAGGAACTCCTGTTAGTTTTCTAAACTCATCTATTAATTCATAATAGTGCTTGTTTTGCTCTTTTGTAACAGTCTGAACCCTACAAGTACCGTCAACGTGAGTAATAGATGGTAGTTCTCCAATTGCTTTACTTGTAAGATCGGCGGCATACATCATAAAAGGACTTTCTTCCATTCCCCTAAGATCAAACCATTCACTCGCGTGTTCTTTGAGCACAGTACCAGCAAAAGGTCTAAACCACTCTCTACCCTTCACAGTATTAACAAAGTCTTTTCCATTTGGGTCTGTTGGATCATAAAGAATTGAGCGATTGCCAAGTGCTCGTGGACCTGCCTCACACTTTCCTTGGAAAATAGATACGATATTTCTATCTTGAATCAGTTTTGCCACATCAGCAGCCGTCACATCACTAACTTCAATATCATCAAATTTATCAAGATCTTCTTCAACATAATCTCTAGAAATACCCAAGTAAAGTGTTGTCAAAGGATCCCTAATGATTCCATATTCATCTCCGAGGCGATTAATTCTCAAATATTCATACCAGAAAAATTTAGCCAAACCAATAGAACTACCCCCATCATGCGAAATTGGGTCAATAAAAATATTCAACTCTGGGAATCTTTCCTTGTAATAGTAATTTGCAACGCAATTCAACCCATATCCACCGGAGATAACGATATTTTTTTCTCCAGTAAGAGAAACCGCTTTATCAATTAAGTCTCCAACATATTCTTGCGTTTCTTTTTGAATCTTCCATGCAAGATTTTTAGATGCGTCATCCAACTTAGATGGATCTCTATGCCATTCTGCAGGGTCTCTTTTAAGTTCCAAATAAGGATATCTAGCTCCATCAATAAATGCACCAGCTGGATAATTTGGAATGAAGATATTCTTATCACCTCGTTTATCCTCACCAATTAGAAGTTGAGGAATATTTTCATCTTCTTTACCATAAGGAGCAAGTCCCATAGTTTTGCCAGCTTCAATAAATCCAAATCCAAGGTAATAACTTACTGCTTCATATGCTTTCACTGTCGTAACAGCACAATCTAAGTAATTGCCCCTATCTTCTATTTTTGGTAGGATATTATTCGAATATCTTTTATATTTCCTCTCAAAAGAATTTGGATATTTGCAGTGCAAAATGGTTTCAGTTTCATATGCTTCATAGTCTATTGGTTTATCACCAAATGGATTTATTCTTACCTGCTGACGACTTCCAGAACCATCTACGATTACTGCAGCAGCAGATTCAAATCCAGAATTATAAAATGCGGAGCAAGCATGTCCATGATGATGTTCTCCATTTAGTAAATGAACCTTAACTTCTGGATAATACTTGCGAACCAAAGCAACATAAGAACTTTCACCCGTCCAAGGAAGTCTATGGTCTTCTTGTCCAGTTCCACCAATTACAAATTCATCAATTTTATACCTTTCTAAAATATGAATCATCCCTCGAAAAGGATTTCCATCATATTTCATACGAGAAAGTCTTTCTTCCTCAATATAAAGTTCTAGTTTTCCATCACATACTAGTGCGACAGAACCATTATGTCCAGGATTAATTGCTAGGATGTTATAAGTCATTTTACATTCTCCTTAATATGTGCATCTATTTTCTTATAAATCTCTTCAACATGTTCTTTGTCAAAATCCATACAGGTATCATTTAATCTATCTGCTAAGTGGCAATCAAATCCACAAATACGAATAGGCGAATAAACTTTTTCCACATTTTCATTTTCAATAATTTGGAAGAAATCTGGATACGTTGTATTTACTGCAAAGGTTGAACCCATAATAACAGTTCCAGGTTTATCAAATGCTCTTGCCATATGTTGCCCAACACTGTCACATCCAATAAAGTAGTCTGATGCTTCAATAATAGATGACCACCCTCGTAAGTCAGATTGAAGTTTGAAGGATATCTGGTCATGCTCATTAAGAACCTGAGAATACTCTGGTTCTGCCATTAAAATAATATTATACTTTTGCCCAAGTTTCTTGATAAGATCTAGATAAACTAATGGTTCCAAAGAACGAGAACTTTCATCAATAACATCACCATTATCAACTTTAGCAGATCTGCCAAATGGTTGAATTACAATAGTCGTTTTCTTTTGTTGCTTGCTCTTAACGTCAGCAATTATGTTTGCTGCCATTTTCTCTTCAGATTTTGATAGGTATATATTTGGTTTACCTAAATCTGAATGATCATCAGTCTCATTTATAATTTTATCAAACCCTTCAGATAAAGAGCATTTTTGATTATAATATTCCCAAAGACGATATGGTTCTGGAGATACTATTTCAGAGTCTTTTAATAGATTATTAAATATTCCCTTTACATCTGCACTAAAAACTCTATCCTGAAGAAGGGTGTTACCAAAAAATAAAACATCCCACCCAAAAACAACAATTGCCCAGTCGTCTTCGGAATGTTTTTTTGCATATTTTTCAAGTGCAGGAATTGCTGCTAGTACTCTACCCGCACCACCATCGATGGCAAAAACTTTTCTTTTTGGCATATTAGTATAAAATAATTAAATTAACTCATCAACTCAGTTGATGCTCTACAATATTTATTATATCAGATTAACCTTCATACCCATATACATGAACAGATACAGTTGTTCCGGAATTATAAACATATACTTTATCATTATTAGATATAACCAATCCATCTATAAGAAAACAACATGCCGATTTTGAATATCTGATATACACATTATCCATACAACTGAAAAATGTAGATGAATTAAGAGGACTTATGTTTAGTGTAGAAATGCCAACACTAGTAGTTGAAGAACCACCTAAAGATTCTCCTCTAATGGTAATAGAAGCTTCCTGTCCAGATTCATTTGAATAAACTAATGCAGCATTTCCACTACCTATTGCTGTTGATGAAAGTCTTCCTCTAGCCATATCTATTCTCCTTAACTAACGGTTTCATCAACATCAACGGTTTCATCAGTTGGTTTTATTGGCCAAATTACTCTGTTTGGAAAATCTTCTTGTTGAGGAACGTCTCGCAAAGATTGTCTATAAGATGACCATTTTAATCTCAGTTCTTCATCTAAAGAAGTCCAAACATCATAAGTTGCAATATAATCACTTTCACTTAGCAACTGATTTCTGATAGATCTCATATGTTGAAATATATTTATTTCTTCAACAAAATCATTATTTTCTGGATTTTCCGGAACTTGATTTGTGTAAACGTACTTAGGCATTATCCTTCATACCCCCAAACTTGTACAGAAACATTTTGATTTGATCCATTTGATACATAAATGCTATCTTGGTCAGATAATACTAATCCGGTTCTTTCGACTGCATTCACATTATCTCTGTAATCCAAATATTCTGAATTGGAAATTACATTATAAAAACATTCGCATATTTGAAGTATGCAAGTATTACATGATATTAGGGTAAAATTATAAGGTGTTTGTGCTATTAATCCCCCAGTACCTCCATAATAAGAACACTGTCTTTGCCAACACGTTAAGTTGCAAGAAACATAATCAACCCAAGTACCATTCTCATAAACACCAAATTTCCACTCAGAGTCTCCAGTTCTTATTAATGGAGAAGGGCAGAAGCAATAGAAACAGCAATTCGTAAATTCAGATGGCAAACAACCAACTCTAGTAAATGCAGTTGAATATCTACATACGCTACTACAGCAAAAATTACAACCAGCTAGATATCCGATAGCACTAAATGAGATAGTGTAAGGATTATTGTCACATATGGCATAGTCAGAAGAATCATCCGCTACTCTATGAACTCTGGCAGGATATTTTAGACAATTGCAACAAAAACATCCAGTGCAATAACTCAAGCTTGTAGTTACATTACAAATTGTTGGATGACAAATTGAGTATATTCCATTTTGACATGGAACATTGCAACTGCATACAATTGTTCCAACATGAAGCATAAAATAATTACAACAAGTATTTGGATTATATGTCATCCATTTTACTGGATTTGGCATATAACACATTGTAGAACTATCAAAAGGTGGAGTACATACTTTGGAAGAAAAAGTTCTATTGTAAGATCCCCAAACAGTACAGCATCCACACAAATCTACAGTTGGTTTACAAGCACAAGATAAAACATCTCTTAATGTTTGCCCACAACCTGCAATAAATCCAACAGCAACGATACAACATGAACCAGCAACTGGTATTGTATTTTGATATGCGAAAATATTACATCCAGCCAGAACAGAAGGACCAGACTCATTTACAAAATACTTTGTAATTGCTGGAGTAAATGAGCAACCATTAAAAGCTACAATACAACAAGCGCCGGAACAAGTTGCCAATGCAAAGCCAGATTCACCAATAGTACAAGTATTTGTAATATATGTTGTAGAAAAATCATTAAAGGAAGGGGACATATTTGTACTATTGGTGAATGCCCATCCAGTTCCTACTGTACATATACAGCAACTACTCATATTAAAACAAAGACCGCACCACCCAGATATCGTGCCAGAAGCCCCTCCGGCAGTATACCAAGAACAACAAGGAGTAAAAGCGTCACAAACTTTTGCACTACAAACTGTAGATCCTTCTACCCAAGTATATGCCCACTTGGGATTCAAAAGATTAACGGCAGAAGTAACTACACAATCAGGAAGGGATGCACAATTACCTTCATAGGTTGTTCTGCAAAAGAACGTAGCATTAGTATAATTTAACGCATATATTCCTACTGTTGTTTTTTCGGTTGACCAATAATCAGTTGCAGCAGTAAAATATGGAAAACAACTTGAACCAGTTGGTGTACAACTCCCCGCATGTTTTGAATTAATAAAATGCTTTGCTCTTGCAGTTGGAGTTGTCAAAGTAGTGTCACTAAAGTAATTAACACATCCATTACAATCAATAGAAATTACCGGGAATTTACTGCCATTTGAAGTTGTGCAAATATTACTTTGCAATAAGAATTCTGGATTTTCGTAAGCATTTCTATTTGTCAATGTTGAATCAAAAGTCAAATTTGTTGAGAGACCAACAGCAGTAGTAAAGTAGCACCAAGAACCACTGACAGAGTTTGATGCACTTCCACTACAATAGAATAGACAACACATACACCAACATACGTTCTGGCAACAAACCGTCACATCGCTTCTTCTGCTTACAAAAGAAGTTACATTACCAGAAGAATCGACATAATTTGGAAAATAGCAACCAGTTACACAAGGAGTGCATCCAGTACAAATTGGTTTAGCATAATATCCAGAGTACAGTTGACATGTAGAATCTGCACAGTATGAAAAAGATGATATACAACACCATGGAGTACATGATGTTTGAGCAATGCTAACATTGCTCGTTTCTAAATTGGAAAATGTACTAATTCCTACAGAAATTTCTGAGCAAGCGGTTGCGTCCAAAACTACTGTATTTAAAGTAACCGATGCTTCGTTTCCAGAACTATTCGTGTATACTTTACCCGACGAATAAGGTGGAATTGTAACACTAGCAAGTCTTCCTCTAGCCATTTAAATAATCCTCCTTATCTTGCTGTCATGAAGAAAATCTCACCTTTAGCTGTGAGTCCACCACCGCCAGTGACTACCCCAACCAAATTACTACCATCTCCATAATAAATTGTAGTTGTGCTTCCAACACCAACAGCATCTATGTTTACGATATTTCTGCTGTCATCAATAACAGTGACTCCACTGATTTTGATTGCCATCTTCGTGATACCACTCGGCTTTTACTATTCTTATTTATCCTTCTTCAGTTCTTGGATTTCTGCAGATAGTTCTTTAACTGCTTCAATCAAAACTCCTATAATTCCATTATAATTAACAGTTTTTGGATCAGTATCAGTGACAAGTTCGGGAAGAATTTGCTCAAGTTCTTGAGCTATCACACCATATGAAGGTCTTCCATCCTTTTTCCATTCAAATTTTACACCACGGAGTTCATTTACAACACTCAAAGCATTATCAACTGTCTCAACATTTTGCTTTAAAGATATATCTGATGTAGTATTCAAATCAAAGCAAGTAATTACACCAACGAAACTACCATCCCCAGAAGGAGTGATTGTTGCTCCTATAGAGACATCTCCAATACTTACATTACCACTAAATGAAGCACCGGATGCTGTTATGATTCCAGAAACAATAGCACCACTTGAAGTTATAATTCCAGAAGCATTAAAATCTGTTGCAGTAACTACTCCACTAACATTAATCCCACTTGCATTTACATTAACTATTTCTGTACCAACAGATACGATGCCAAATTGACCAGAAGATGGAGAATAGAATCCACTATTGGTTGAATTGTTAAAATATACACTTGGGGCACTTAAAGAACCAGAGGTTACCCCCAAACCAGCAAGCATATTTCCACCATATATGCTCAAGAAAGAACCAGTTTGATTAAATGGAGATGCGTCAACCCAAACTGCAGTAGATCCTATCCCAAGAATAACTTCATCATACCATACAAAGGTTCTTCCATATTCGGTACTATACCACAAGTCTCCACTTGCTGGGAGGGATGGTGCTACGCTACTAATGCTTACAGAAGCACCTCCTCCACCACCAGAAATATTAATAGTTGCTATGCCAGAAGATACTGTAACTGTAGATACTCCTGGTCCACGTAAATCAAGAATAGTAGCGCCAGTACCTACTAATCCACCCTCAGTCGCAATACCAACACCAGAAAGAATATTCTGTAGATTAGAACCATCACCATAGTAAGTTATAATTCCACTCGTTGCTGTAATTATACCTGAAGAAATCTCAACAATTCCAATTGTACCAATACCAGATACATTTAAATCAGTTGAAATGTCAACAGAATCATTAATGTCAACATAACCACCAAGAGTAGCTAATCCTACAACATTTAAATCTTCGTTAATATCGACAGAATCATTAATGTCAACATAACCACCTAAAGTAGTTAATCCAACAACATTTAAATCAATTGAGATATCAACAGAATCATTAATATCAACATAACCACCTAAAGTAGTTAATCCAACAACATTTAAATCTTCGTTAATATCGACAGAATCGTTGATGTCAACATAACTTGCTAATGTTGTGATACCGCTTACATATAATCTACCTCCACCATTAATATCAATATTTTGAGTTACATATAATCTGTTTACATCTGCTTGGTCTAATATAATATCATCAATATTAATATCACCAGTAATTCTTGCATCACCATAAACATATAGTGCCGTTTGTCCTGTAGATACTGGAGAGCGAATATCTAAAAGGACAAACGG